ATGAAGGAGAAAGAACAACAAATTCAACAATAAAAAAGGAATGGCTAAAGTAGGAAGTAAAAAGAAATACGATGAATCATTTCCACAAAGAGCGTTAGAACTTGCGGAGAAGGGATTAACCGACAAGGAGATTTCTAAACAATTAGGAATCGCCACGTCAACTTTTTATGAATACAAGAAAGAACATTCGGAATTTTCGGACGCCTTAAAAAGAGGTAAACAGCCCGTAGACAATGATGTCGAGAATGCTTTGCTAAAAAAGGCTCTTGGGTATGATTATGAGGAGCAGGTTACAGAAGCGAGAATAGGGGAGGATGGCACGTTACACCCCGCAGTCGTTAGAACGTTAAAGAAGCACATGCCAGCAGATGCTACAGCTCAAATATTCTGGTTAAAAAATAGGATGCCAAAAGAATGGCGGGATGGGAAGAGTATTGAGCTGACAGACAAAGACGGAGCATTATTAGCTCCAAAGGCAATAGAAATAACTATTAAAAAGGAATGAGCGGAGGCGATGACATCTTAAAGATGGAGGCTTCAAAGACCTTTTTAGACCTTTACGATGCGTATAATATGGGAGGTAAACACCCACGCGTCATTGTGTTGGTTGGAGGCTCGCGCAGCGGAAAGACGTGGGCACTGATGCAACTGTTATTGATAATAGGAAGTGAGATGGAGGGGCGTAGAATAACTATCTGGAGACTAAAACGCACGTGGGTAAAACCAACGGTGTATGGCGACTTCATAGGATTATTAAAAAAATATGATTTATACAAAAAGACTAATCTAAATGAAACAGAGCTAAGGTATAAGCTGTTTAACACTAATTTTGAGTTTGGAGGGCTTGACGATTCTCAAAAGCTACACGGGTTAACGACCGATTTTGTTTGGATTAACGAAGCAATTGAAGCAAACAAAGACGACTTTGACCAGTTAGAAATGAGATGCTCCGGAACGATGTTCCTTGATTGTAACCCCAGCGAGGAGGAGAGCTGGGTCTATGATTTGAAGAGACGAGACGATGTAGTGTTTCTTCATTCGACACACCTAAACAATGCTTTTTTACCGAAAGAGGTGAGAAGGAAAATTTTAGGGTATGAGCCTACGGCTGTAAATATTGCGCTTGGCACCGCTGATACGTACAAATGGTCCGTTTACGGGTTAGGATTAGCGGCAAAAAGAGAAGGCTTGATTTTTAAAGATTATGAGATTATCAAAGAGTGGAATAATAATATTAAGTTTATCGGCATAGGATTAGATTTCGGCTTTTATCCGGACCCAACCGCAGCTATTCGTGTGGGAATGCTTAACGGTCGATTGGTCTTGGACGAGCTGTTTTATGAAAATAAACTTTTGGTTGGCGACAATTCCGAATCGGCTTCTATCGAAAGTCGTTTGCGAGAAAATGGAGTAAAAGAACACATGCTGATAATTGCTGACAACTCGGCACAGGCAGCAATAATGGAGTTAAAGAATAAAAATTTCAACATTAAAGCAACAACGAAATATCCGGGCTCAATAATTGACGGAATAGAGCTGATGTTGAGATACGCCCCTTTTTATGTAACAGAAAGGAGCTTAAACGCAATTGATGAGCTAAAAAAATACACACGCAAAAAAGATTTTGCAAGCGGCAGATTTTTAAAAGAACCTATTGACGCATATAATCATTTGATTGATGCAGCTAGATACGTTGTTTTAGATTTTATTAAGAGCAAGAAAGCGCAAGGTATACAACGAGCAACATTATAACTAATTGAAAAATCATGATAAATAAACTATTGGAAATTTTGCAGGAAGCTGTTCCTTCTTACGAGGTATCATTTGAAGAAGGTCGAATGATGAACGTAGCAGCTGACACAATCGAACGTTACAAAGGCTTTGCTTATATTGAAGAATATAGACAAGGCTATTATTCTTTTAGAGGGTACAAAAAAACCAGAACCACACGCATTCAGATATATTTTTGCAAGTTTGTTGATTTTCAAGATAACGCAATAAATCGCGAAATGATGAGGGCGAAAATAGAAGAGGAGGCAGTTCTCCCATTCATCGAAAGGATGAATGAGAATGATAATTTTAAACAGATAGATAGATTTGATATAGGTACACCTATCCCTCGTTTTGATGCAAACGAAGTAAGTATTAAGCTGGAATTTGATTTAACATCAACGATATGCTAAGGTTACACAATAAAAAAGAGATAGACATCAAGGGGGGTAAGTTCACGCTATCGCAACGGAATGAGCTCGGCGATTTACTTTCAAGTGATAAAACTGATGTGGAAAAATTTGAAGGCGTCTTTGAAATTCTTTATTCCTTCAAACCCTCTGCACTTGAATATAAATTACTTATGAACATCTTTAATCGCACGATTGACGGGCTTAATCACTGGTTTAAATCAGAAAAAGACTTGCTTCATTACGATTATGACGCGGACGAGTTGTCGGCAGGGATAAAAGAGTATAGCGAAAAAATAGGTGCACTTGGTACTGTCTTGGCAATCGCAAAAACATTTGGGAAAGACCCCGACGAGATTTTAAATTGGGAGTACGGCAAAGTTTTTGGTATCTTGCTCAATGACCTAGAAAGCTCAAAGTATAGGGAGAGATACGACAAGGTGTTGCAAAGAAAATTCAAAATCAAATCATGAACGATGTTAGTGATATATTGCAAGAGGAGTTAGATAGTCTTTTAAAGGAAATAATCCGACAACATGAAGCAGCAGGACAAGTAGCTTCTAAAAAGACGCGCGACTCTTTCAAAGTTGAAGTATCAGAGAATAATGGCAAGCTCGTAGGCGCAAGTTATGCCGGTGTCTTGGAGAAAGGAAGAAAGTCCGGAAAGGTCCCGCACGATTTTACAAACATTCTTTTGCGCTGGATGGCAGCCAAAGGTATTACACCCTCCGATGCCAAACAGGCAGAGATAATGGCAAATGCTATCAAATGGAAAATAATAAAGGAGGGCACTTCCCTGTATACGGGCAAGCAGACACGCAAAGTTGATTTTACAGCACTTATAGATATATGCTTGCGGTCAATAAAAGAAAGGGTTGCAGGCTCTTATCTCATTGAATTTAAAGAAAATATTTTTAACACAAAATAATATGGCAGTTACATTAACAAAAGACTTAACCACTATTTGCGCTGGATTTGGAGGCATGAAAATAACCTTTTCAAAAGGAATTGGCGACACCGCACAGGAAGTATCGGCAGTATATGGAGCTATGACGTACACGGCATCTTTTTATAATAATGAAGCAGTTATTGATTTGCACGGGAAAGGGTTGACCCTATTATATGAAGAGGCTATCGCATCATATCAAGTAGATACACCCTTGACTATCTACACAAACCGATTATTGGTAGGCTCGTTTTCAAATAGAGACCTATCAAAACATTATTACCCTCTGAATATGAGCCAGCAAATAGGGCAGGACAATAATTTTTCTGTAGACAAAATTTCTTCATGCAAACAGATACGTACTAACCTAACAAAGATAAAGAGATATACAGGCTATGAACGCAGGGTCGCCTTTCTTTGTATCCCGCAGGCTTATGGAGCAGGTTATGGGCAAGCAAATATAAAGATAGACGGAGTGGGAAAGGGGTTTGTTACACATCTTCAGGGGATGTATCCGCTATTTATGCTAGATGCTTCAAACGCAAACAGTTCTATCGAAATTAAAAATAATTCAATTTCGGACAGCCTACAAGTAGAAGTGCTGGATGCTCCCGAGCATCCCTTTTATGTTCGTTGGATAAATGCCATGGCAGGCTGGGATTATTGGATGTTTGATTGTCGGTATGTTAAAAAACGCAAAATAGGCTCTCGTAAAACAGTAGAGAGATATATACCCGATATGGCGGCGTCATCTGGTAACAAGCAAACGATAGGGTTAGAAGTAGAGGAGGAGGTTACCGTAGGAGCTTCACAGATAACGGAAAACGAATATGAGAATATTAGTGCGTTACTTTTTAGTACATTTGTTCAGTGGTATGATGAATCAAAAAGTAAATGGATTGATGTACTTCCAGACGGGGATGCTTCATTTTTAAATGGAAGTCCACGAACAGATATTGAACTAACATTCATTTTGCCCGAGCGACAATTGCAAATGATATAGTTATGACAGCTTACGACACTATTAATAGAATAGACAAAGAAACGCGCAAAAGTCTTGTTTTGGCAGGATTTCTGCCGATGACAACGGAACGCAACATTTCAATCTTTGAGAGGTATAATGATTATGTCGAAAAGGGTAAAAGGCGAATGGAGGCACGGATTGTTGTAGCCCGTGAATTTAAAGTATCAAGTAAAACAGTCGAGCTTGTATGTAGGAAAATGACTTTATAATAACTAAAAAATATGGATACTGAACAAAAAATACTGCTTGAAGTAGAAGTAAAAGCAACGGAGGCTCTCAAAGAATTGGCTGAGTTGAGACAAAAAGCTGCTGATTTAAAGAAGGCCCAAAAAGAGTTAGACACATCAACGGCGGAAGGCCGCGTGCAATATGAGCAACTAGGCGTTCAAATAAAAAACCTCAACTCTCAATCAAGAGAGAGAGAAAAAATCATACAAAATGAAATAAAGCAACAGCAATCGGAATCAGGTAGTATTAGTCAGTTGAAGGCGAAGTTGTCATTGATGACCGCTGAATATTACAAGATGTCGGCAGCACAAAGAGACACAAAGGCAGGTAAAGCTTTGCAAGCAAATATCGCTGAAACAGCCGACAAAATAAACGTAGCCGAACAGTCATTGAATAATTTCCGCAATCAAGTCGGTAATTATGAGATTGCAACAAAAAGTCTAAGGCAAGAGATGAAGGAGTTGACACAGCAGCTAATGACGATGAAGATAGCAGGCGACGATAGCTCCGAAACATACCAGACGATGGCGCAAAGATTAGCCGTGTTAAGAGATGCACAAGAGGACGTTACGAGAGAGACGAAGAATATGGCGAGCGATACGAAAAGTATTAACATGATGAATGAAACTTTCTCAACCATGGCAGGCTTGGCAGGTGGTCTAGCGACAACGTTTATCGCTATGGGAGCTGACGGCGAGGAGGCGACAAAAGTAATTATGAAGCTGCAAGTGGTAACGAATGCGCTTGCCGTAGCTACTCAGCTGCAAAATGCAGCGCAACGGGAATCAAACGTGTACGCGCTTGCAACTATTGCACTTCAAAAGATAGGTATCAATCAGACGGTTAGAGCAGCAGCAGCAGAGGCGGCTTACGCAAAGATGAAAACGGCTGGCAGTATTAGCGCAAAGATAGCCGCTGCCGCGCAATGGCTGTGGAATGCCGCGCTTGCAGCTAACCCTGTAGTGCTTATTACAATGGCTTTGATTGCCCTCGTAGCTGGTATCTATCTGTTAACGAAAGCTTTCAGCGGAGCAACGGAAGAAGAAAAAGCAGCTGCAAAGGCAGGCGAGGAGTATGAGAAGCAAGTCCGGAAAACAGCGCGAGAGATTGAGCAGCTGGATAGAATTATAAACAATAGCACGAACAAACGCAAAAATCAGTGGAAAGAGGAGGAGTTAGCATTGCGTGCAAGCGGCGCAACGGCGGAGACAGTTGCAAAAGCAAAAGCAAAAGCAGACAAGGAATTGCGAGATATAGAAATAAAAGGGCTTAATATTAAGATTAAGGCCCAATATGCAGAATATACCGCATCTATTCGTAATATACAAGCGCAGAAGGCACTTTTAGCAACAATGGCAAAAGGAAGCAAGGATTACAGTGAGCAGTCAAAAAAAGTAATTGAACTAGCGAAAGCGCATAATGAGCTTGTAAAATCGTATGACGAGAATCAACAGAAACAAACGGAACTAAACATTCAATCCCGAGAGGAGACAGTCGTAGCACTTGAAAAAGAGAGGGAAGCATACAAACAGGCAGCGATTAAAGCTTTTGAACAAAGGAAGGCTGTTGCAGACGAGAGAGCCTCTCAAGAAAAAATATCACTTGATAATGACTTTTTTTTACAACAAGAATATGCAGATAAAGAGTTTAAAAGGTTGCAGCAGTTTGAGAAGGAGAAACTATTTTTGCAAAAGCAATTCGGAGAAATAAGCGCAAAAGATTACGAAGACAGCTTGACTATCTTGCAAGAAAAAAAGATTACGTACGACAAGCAGCGAGCGATTAACTTGCAAAATAGCTATGAAGAAGAGTTGAAGAATATTAAATCAATCATTAAAAAAAATGATGAGGAGGTTATTTCCGAAACGAACAAAAAGTATTCAGACGAGATTACTTCTTTGCGCAAACACAACGATTTGCTGGAGCAGGAATATATGAGTTTAGATATTAATCGTGCAGATAGCGGACTTTCTGAATCAGAAAAGAAACGGTTTGAAGAATTGAAGAAACTGATTCTGGAGAACGGAACGTATGAGCAAAGGTTGCAGGAAGCTTGGATTGAAGAGCTACAACAAAAAAGGAAGGAATCACTAAGCGAGAGGATAAAAGACATAGATGTTTCTTTGACGGACGAATTTGCTTTGGAGCTGGCAAAGTTTAGCGACAATGAAAAAGCTAAACTAAAGATACAAAAAGAGATGGCGGTCAAAAGGCTTGAAGAGTTGCGCAGCCTTTCGGAATCGGAAACAGATGAGGGGGCTAAATCGAAAATTCAAGAGGAGATATACAAGGCGGAGGCTGCATTAAGAAAAGCTAATAGCGATGAGAACTTGGCCGTGATGAATAGAGAAGAGGCTAACACCTACAAAAGCGAAAATGAGAAGCATAAAATAAAGGTAGCCTTTTTAAACGAGCAGTTAGCGTTATCAAAAGATAATGCAGAGAAAATTGCGGAAATTAATCAAGCATTAACAGATGAACAATCACGTCATCAGCAAGAGACAATAAAAATAACACGTGATTATGTGGACGCGTATGGCGGAATGGTCATGGATTCTCTTAATGCGATAAACGACATAATGAAGGCTGCAGAAAATGTTCAGATGCAGCAATATGAGGAGGACAATGAGAAGAAAAAGCAAACATTAGAAAGCCGACTAAAATCAGGATTAATATCGCAAGAACAGTACGACAAAGGTGTTGCAAAAGCAGATGCGGAACTAGACAAGAAAAAGAAAGACCTCGCGATTAAGCAGGCTAAACGGGATAAGGCACTCGGCATAATGAACGCCACTTTAAATACCGCCTTAGCCATTTTGAAGATATGGGCGGAAGTTCCAAAAGGCGATTTTGCCATCTCCACAATTGCACTAACAGCAGTAGCAGCAGCGATAGGAGCTTCACAGATTGCAACGATTGCAGCACAACCACTTCCAACAGCCGCGCGAGGTGGAATGATTGGAGGGAAAAAACATTCTCAAGGCGGAACAATGATAGAGGCTGAACAAGGAGAAGCAATAATGAATGCAAAGAGCATGGGCAACCCACGATTGCGTGAGCTTGCAAGTTTGATTAATGAAGCTGGTGGAGGTGTACCGTTTGTTAAAGGACGTATCTCTCCACTTTCCGACGGTGGATATTATAGACGAAATAGCAGCGAAGCTATCGGTCGGCAGTCGTTCCGTGAAATGGGCGAGATTATTTCCGATTCAATAGATAAAAGAAAAACATACGTTACCGTTGAAGATATAAGAAGGGCAGATACTAATTATACAGAAGTCGAATCAATAAATAAAAATAGGTAAGCCATGAATAATTATATATTAAGAATAAAACGGATAGCTTCTGATTACTGGGATATAGCAGATATTGACGATAAAGATATTGCAATAAATTTAGGGGCTTCACAAATTGGCGACTTCGGAATTACAACGAATGATTATACTCAAAGAATAAACCTCCCCTTTACTTATAAAAACGAATCTATTTTCGCAGCTGTTACAAATAATTTTGCAAGGAGTCAGGCCCCTTATCAAAATTATGAATGTAGGTTGCAGTATCGCAATAGAGAGATATTTGGGAGGGGTAGTTATTTAACGATTTTAAAGGTTAGCAATAAAAACATAGAGATATGCATATCGTCTGGTGCTGCTGGCTTCTTTGAGAAATTACGAGATATAGACTTCACGTCTGAGGAATATCAGTCTTTGTTAGGTTATACCGTTAGACCCCTTACTCTAAGTGATTTTCAAAATGAGGAATACAACCCCGTGCCATCGGGTACTATTTACCCCAAAACAAAAGTCGCAAGGTGGGGAGAAGAGGAGCAGAAATTATTAGATGCTAAAATGGAAGATCTTAAAACTCTTATTCCTACATTAAGCCCGGCAAGTGAAGCGATGTTAAGAGAAGCTATTGTGCAGTCAAGGCAATCTGATTTTGTTAGTAGCGGTATACTTCCTAACGCATATCCGTGCGTAATGCTTGGTGACCCTCGGGAGGATAGGACAAACAGGCATGCTTGGGGCATTTTAACAAAATTATTTGACCATCTCGGCTATACACTTGAATCAAATGTTAGCTCTTTTCTCTATTATTGCTTTTCTGTACCTATGCGCAACGCAAACAAAAGTATAGCAAATGTTAATTACACCAGTTATCCTTCACAATTGCAGGAGGGGGGAGAACCAGCAGCCTCACGGTGTTACTTTTACAACGGCGAAAATAACGGTAACGGCCATGCATTATGTGAACGCAACCTAATTAACGGGGTTTATCGCACTGGTTATCAAATAGGGATAGGGGGTGAAGGTATCTACCCAAAGGTTTCTTTATTATTAAAATTCCCTGACATCGATTTTGCAACGATGCCCGTTGATTTTGAAACAGAGCTGACAATGTTTAAGAGTGCTATTGAGTCGGGTAGTTATTTGGATAACGCCTTATCAAGTGTTAATTTATTAAGAAGTGATTTTATCGTAAAAGCAAAAGACCCCGGTTATCATGTTTGTAGTGTTGTTCTTCATTATAACGGCAGGACAGAAGTTAACGGTGTAGTAATTAACGCTGCAACTGAGGCACCGGAATTTGGTGCATATAAGGATGACTATATCGGCGTGTGGCAAAATACTATTAAAGCTACTGATACTCTTGTGCGAATCCCATGCTTCTTGTCAATCACACATGAAGTGATTACTTCTGATTATGCCGTCCCAGGAACTCGGATGTATATTGCTCCAAACATTGTTTGGTCTACAGCAGAAGATTTTTTCAAAACCTTCATAAGGCTGTTTGGTTTCATGGTAGAAGTTGACGAAGTTAACAAGGTTGTAAAATTAAACACTTTGTCGGAAGTGTATGACAATAGATATTTGGCTATCGATTGGAGCGACAAACTAGACATCTCGCAAACAATTGAGGAGGTTTATAAACCAGATGGTCCTTATGCGAAAAAGAACATTTTAAGCTTTACTAAAAATGAAAAGACAGGGAAAACAGATGAGGCTTATGCTACTATTAACAACAAAACATTATCAGATGTGAAAACAATGTGCGGTGATGAGTTGAGCGTGGAAAGTGCCGACCCCCATTCCGTCACATGGTTAAAGAATACAGAAGGTCTGGCAACGGAGTGGGAGGACATGGAGTTCCCACAGTTTTTTCATTATGGAAGGAGAAGTGCCCCTTTTAGTAGTGATTTTAGTCATTATAGCGTACAGCCGGTTACAGCTTTTGAATGTTTAGAATGGTACGATTATCTGTTTGGCATCTATTCCGATGAATATATCTTTAAAGATTATCTTAAAATTACGGCTTATTTTAATTTGAATGAAGAAGATATTGCAAATTTTAAACAGCGCATACCGGTGTTTATTCGGAAGTTCGGAGCATTTTTCTATGTAAATAAGATTAAGAACTACATTGCTGGAAAAACAACACAAGTAGAGCTTATACGTTTGTAGTCCTTATGAAAGTTAGGAGGTGTTAAATTTTAACGCGTTTTACTTTTTTTTAAATAAAAATATTAACATATTTGTAGATAAATAAAAGATATATTTTATGGTCGAAATAAAATTACATTTACCGATTTCAAGTGAAGAGGACAACAGATGGATGGCGATGTGGGGTGCTGACCAAGACGTCGTATTTTCGCTGGACACTTTTCAGAAAATTATCGAAGAAAACCCAGATGAGAATGATTTTAAATTTAACATTCATTGCGACGGTGGAAGTGTGAGCGAGGGTCTTGCAATATATGATGCTATCCGTACGAGTGGGAAAAACATTTTTTGTAATATAGAGGGTGGTTGTCATTCAATGGCTATATGTATACTTTTAGCTGCACCAAAAGAAAATCGAACAGCAAATAAAAACTGTAGAGCGCTCATCCATAAAGTTATGATGCCTATTGTTCAAAATGCAAATGTGGACGATTTAAAAAGAATGATGGAAGAATTAGAAAGAGAACAAACAGCTATTTTGAATATCTATGCGGATAGAACGGGGATTGATTTTGAAACGCTTGAAAATCTCATGAAGGAGGAGAAGATGAGGACAGCCGACGAGCTGCTTAATTATGGATTTATTTCAAAAATAAACAATTATAATACGAATTTAAAAAAGGATTTATTTATTAACGCAAAAAAAGAAAAGATGAACAAAGAAGAAGTTTTAAAAGCAACAAACGATTTACTTGCAAAAGTGAAGAATTTGTTAACAGGTGGAGCAGTCAATTTCGACTTCACCGATGCAGAAGGAAAGGTGTTATTTTCTACAGAAGCAGAAGATGACACATTGGAAATCGGTATGAGTGCACAACCAGACGGAACATTTGAGTTACCGGACGGGCGTACAATTACAATCGCTGAAGGTGTGATTACTGAAATTAAAGAGGCTGAATCACAAACAGAAGAAGAAGTGGCTAATTTAATTGCTACTAATGCAAAATTGAGAGAATCACTTAATGAAGCAGTTGCGATTATTAACGAGCTGAAAAAGAATGTAGAATCAAACTACAAGCCTTCCGTTAGACAGGTGAACAGAAAGAGCCCTACAGCAAACAGCTATGACGATTTAAAGACAGAAATTAAAAACAAAAGAGCTCAAATGTTGGGCAGAAAGGAACAAAACTAATGGCAACAATATTAAATTTTGCAAATTTTACATTTACCGACGAGCAAATACGTTCGGTGAAAGAGTTACTATATGACGAAATAGTAAAGAGTCCAGAACTCGAAGCACTTCATACTGTTTATGAAGGTATTGTTTATGACAAAGAAATTGGCTTTGTAGGAGCAGGTGGACTTGTTGGAGTAGCTAATCAAGGCTGCGACCCTACACCACAGGCATATAATATCGGAACACGTAAAATCGTATGGGAGCCTAAAGGTTGGGAGATATATATCGCAGAATGTTTCAAAGACATTGAAGCAACAGCAGGTGTTTATTCTCTTAAAACAGGCATCGCAATACAAGATTTTAGCAGTTCTGATTATGTTAATCTTATATTGGAAGTTTTAGCAAATAGTGTTAAAGACTTTATTATTCGTTTGTTATGGTTTAGCGACACGGCAGCAACAAACACCGTAGTAGAAGAATTACCAACAGCAGCAGCAACCGAACAAACAACAGGTTCAGCAATCGTAGGCACTGTTTATGCAGGCGTAACAGCAGCAACAACGGGAGCAGTAAAATGCTCGCTTGCAAATAAGACGATTGTTTATTTGGCAGCAGCAGCAGCAGAAGGTAATGCAGTAGCAGCTACTACTTATTATAGCAAAGATACAACTAATAAAATCACTATTTATTCAGGTGGCACAATCACTCCGGGCGTTGATGCTGATTATTTCACAATCATAAACGGTTTCTTCAAACAAATAGAAACACAATATACTGTAAATGCCGCTCAAAGGGTAACTGTTACTGAAAATGCAGGAGCTAGTTATTCTGCACAAGCACTTGTAAAAACAAACGTACAAGGCTATTTGGAATCAATGGTTTATGGAGCTGACATTACTTTGCGTTCAAAAGCTGATTCCTTCATTCTTTGTACACAATCATTCTATGATGGTTATTCAAAATCTTTGCAAGGATTATCGCTTGATGGTTTATACACAAATTTGGTAAACGGTCAAAAAACATTAACCTTCAACGGCATACCTTTAATTGCACTACCTATATGGGATAAAATAATATTATCTTATTATAACAATGGCGTTAAATTGGTTAACCCTCATAGAGCAGTATATACACACAAGGACTTTTTGGCAGTAGGACTAGACAGCATCGCATCATTTGCTGATGCAAGTGTACGCCAAGACCCTGATTCAAGACGTGTTAAGATTGAGTTAATGGGCAAAGCTGATGCTAAATTGTTGAACCCAAAAATGTTTGTAGTAGCAATATAATAACAAAAATAATTCGTGTGCGGAACTTAAAATTCTGTACACGGATTTTAAAAAAGAAAGGACAAAAAAAATGGATTGCGCAAAAATAGCAGCAGGATTAACCGCAGCAGAATGTGGTAAGATGGCAACATCAGGAACAGGCACAAAGGTTGTGCTTGCTAATTATGACGATATAGACAAAGCCGCAAGTACTGTTTCGTCAGGTGTATGTACATCGCTGGTTTTAAAGGCAGATAAACTTGCCTACTTGTTTGAATCAATCGACAAGGCAACAACAGGAGAAGCAACATTCGCGAAAGGAACGTATATTGATTCATACGACCACGCGATGACTTTGAGAATATTTGTAAAAAACCAAACAAGCAAGGATTTTATCAACTCGCTAACAAACGCTCGAGTAGTTGCGATTGTTGAAAATCGTGCAACGGGCGATAGTGGAAATACAAAGTACGAGGTATACGGTTGGGATAGTGGTTTGAAATTGAGTGAGAATGCGTTTACAACTGATTTTGCTGACAACGTAGTATTCACAGCGAAGTTGGCAAGTGATGAGAAAAGCAAAGAGGGTCAATTACCTTTGTCTTATTTTGCCGCCACTTTAGGCGCAACTGAGACAGCTTTAGCAGGATTGTATACAGCTCCCGTAGTTCCCCCAGCAGGAGGATAATAATTATAAATACAGATGATTGAACGATTAAGAAAGTTGCAGGCTACAAAGTCCAGTTATGCAAGCATAGCTATGTTGATGAAGGAGCTTGCAACTAACTTAGCTTTAAAAAAAGAGGTTAAAGAACTTTCAAGCTTCTTTTTAAAAAGAAGTGTAGGAGGTTGCAATAATTGTGTGTGTGACGCATACATAGAGTTGATAAATCTTAAAAATATTACAGATATGAAAACATTAGAATATAGGTTAAGAGCAGGCGCATTACTTCGTGATGTTGTAAATAGCGATGCTTCATTGACCATGTCAAACTTTAATTTGACAGAAGAAGGGGCGTTGTACCACTTACGTACAAATCCGGACTGCATAAAATTTTTCGACAAATTGCCGGACGACATTGAAAAGCGATTGTATCCGGTACCTGTTGTAGCAGCAGAGGTTGAGACAGAGACAGAGGAGGAGGAGAAACCATCTCCAATTGTAAAAACAAGCAAAAAGAAACAAAGGAATTAATATAATATTCCTTACCTCTTTGTGCTTATTGGTTTAAGCACAAAGAACAAATACAAACACCATGAAAGCTTCAATTTTATGCGCTGAGAAGAATCGTTTTGATTTAATAAACAGCAAATCGCTTAATATTCAACTGTACGGGGATGACAATGACTATCCGCAAAAAGTTGTTGATGTAGTTTTTTCTTCCGTTACAGGAAAGTCTTGTTTCATTAACTACTCGAAATTTATCAACGGGAACGGGTTTGCCGACGAAAAGGCATATCAGCTATTTATTAATAAATCGCAGACACTTGATGACCTTTTACATGATATATCTCGTGATTTTGCGCTATTTGGAGGCTTTTGTTTACATGTCAATTATAACGCTAATTATCAAAAAACAACAATATCACATGTTCCTCTTGAAAATGCCCGATTTCAGGCACTTGATGAAGATGGTAATTTTACTAAAATAGCGTTACACCCTGACTGGGGGCGTAGGAACCTGTTATCGAGACGCTGGCGTCGTGAGGACATTGATTTTATAGACCTTTATAACCCAAGCCCGGATGTTATTGAACAACAAGTGACAGCCGCTGGTGGTTGGGAGAATTACAAAGGGCAAATTTTTTACTATTCAAACGAAGGTTTTGGCGTTTACCCTATTCCTATTTTTGATGAGGTGTTGACAGATATGAACACCGAAGAGGCAATCTCTGATATTACAAATAGGAATGCAACGCGCGGATTTTTGCCGGCTGGGTTCTTTATTGATATTTTGAATAAAGAGGCGGATAATGACGAAGGCGAGACGGATGCAGAGAAAGTTATTAAGCAGATGCAGGGAAGTCGG